ACGAGATTCCGAAGATAATCAGCTATCAGCTTTGAATCAAGCTGAACAATGTCAGTGGTCATTACATTCATATATGTAAATCCGTCAAGTCACCGTGATTGAAACTATACTCACGGATCATCTGTGTGTAGTCTTTCTGTGCTTTTGCATAAGCGTTCCCGACTCGCAGCAAAAGTTCGGCAGGAGAGTACATCGTGTAGTCCCTAGTATTAAGGACGTTCTCTAAGTTCTCCTGCTTGTACACATACGGTTTAAGCCACTCAACGAGCATACCTTCGGATATGATGCTAATAACCTCATCAAGGTGTTCTTCATCCATATCGTCGATAACGAATACTCTTTGCTCATCATCCTTATTGGAATAAAAATCGAATTTCACGACCTTCTTGAACAGCGTATTCGATAGCGCACGTTGCAGATATCCATCGACAATCTGTTCGCGTTCGTATTCGCCAATTCCAATATCAGAGAGATTATATTCCGTTATCTTTGCCAGAAATGCTCCCACAAACACATCATAAGGAATGGTCATGTCCAACCTCCTTATTTCTCAATCAGTTCGATACCAAGAGCCTCTTCAAGAGCAGCGATAGTCTTCAGTGAGTCAATCTCTCTGTCCATGACCATCTGCCTTGCTCTGTAAGAAACAGACCGTTTCTGTCCTTTGGAAAGATTGCCGATAGCTTCCTTCAGCTTGTCAGGCGGCAACTTGAACAAGTCATCGAACTTATCAAGGTCTACCGCATACTTGTAGAAATTCTTCAGGCCAAGATACGGGATGACCCACTTGTCATCATCGTCAAACATGAACCAATTATTCTCGAAGAACTTCTTCGCAGAACTCTTGGCGTTACGTAGCTCTCTAAGTTCCATTTCCTGTTCGTCACCAAAGGAGTCCCATTCATAACGTTCGTGTGTTCTCGGACTCACATAAATGAGCTTACCCTGAAAACCGTTCTTTACAAGAACGATAGTAGCCGGGTCAACGTCCTTCGGGACAATCTCTTTCGTTACTGTTTCTTCTGCTTTTGTATCTATTTCATTATTAGCGGTTACTTTACCCGCCGGTTTCCTACCTGCCATAGGTGTCTCCTTTCATTCGTGTAGCGGGACCTATTAGCCCCGCTACGTAATATATCAAGTATTATTCTCAGGTCGTCTCGTAACGTCCAATACCGGAGTTGCCACCAGCCAGAACGATACCGAGGCCGTATTGCACCCCGTAGAGGTATTCTTGTGTAAAGTCAGCGTTCTTCATCGGATCGCCCATAAGGATGATCGGATTGCCTTCATACACAAATTTCAGAGGACGATCATTACCTGCAACAATCGTCAGAACGTTGTCGTCAAATACGAACTCAGTCGTACCTACTTTGTGTCTCTGCGGAACAGCGACGCACGGAGTTCCGAAGAATTTTCCATAATATCCAAAGGAGTGAAGTTCATCCTTAGCGCCATCGCTCTGGATGGATTCCCTCAGCTGTCTCAGAGCCTTCTTGGTTCCGATGATAGTAGCGGTCTTTCCGCCAGCAGCAGCTTCTACATGAGAGATGAGCTCAAGAAGAGCGTCCTCATCATAAGTACCAGCAGTCGGGAAGTAGGTAACTCCACCGAGATCATCAGCGGTAGCACCAGCCCACAGGGTGTAGATATCCTCAAGAATCTTCGCGCGATAAGAATCGGCTACGACGCTGATGAGATGATTGAAGTCAACGCGACCAGCCAGAACTCTATTCAGCTCTTCGTAAATACGAACCATATGCATAGAGGTCGGAATAGTCGTCGAAGAAACTCCACTCAGTCTCTGTCTACGAATTCCCTGATTACCATCAGAAACATCATCGATAACAAACAGGTTGCTATCTTCAACTTCAAATTCAATCGCATCACCCTCAGCAACGTTTCTGTAATCAACGAAAGCGTTGAAGAAGTCGTCGCTCTGAAGAGAGTCGATTACGGTGTTGCTCAGAATCTCTTCAACGATAGAGAAGAGACCAACACACTTTCCGTCACGGATAGCCTTGTAATCAAGTACGGTGCTACCGTTATTAGCTTTGATAAGAGCCTGACGGAGAGTATCCTGGGACTGCTTCACAGAGTACTTCTCAACAGTACCCTTGTAGCCGTCGATACCGATTTTAACAATATCTTTAATATCAGCCATTATCATTTACCACCTTTCTCTATTATTTCAAGCAAGCTCTACATAGTAGTAGGTGTGACGACCAACGATATTCACATCGGCGATAACGCCTACCTGAGTAGATCCAGACGTTGCACTGTCAACAACCTTCAGCTTAGTACCAGCCATAAGCTCAACTACCTTACCCTTAGCCGGTGTTCCATCAAATGCCTCAGCAGTTACAGAGAATCCACCCGGATTGGTCAGCTGATAACCACGAGAAATCTTGCCAGCCTCGTTAAAGTACAGGTCAAGATTCTTCTTACGCTCATCGTACATAACCTCGGGAGAAGCAATCAGAACAACATCAGTCAGCGGGGTGCTAGCTTCAGGAGCTACTCCCTTGTAAACAGTTCTGGAACCATCTTCAAGTCCATCAAGCTTAACAATGTTTCCGTTATCAATCTCGGCCATCTCGCCATCCGGCTGATAACGAACGGAAATAAGCTCGCTACGCACATCAGTGCCAGCAAGCAGATCAGTTCTAACAACAGCATGTTTAACATCTGCCATAGTGTATTCCTCCTTAAAAGTGTATTTAAAAAGCCCGTCATCTCGGACGGGCGTGCATGGGTGCATTATTTATTCGGAACCCAGATATTCCTCAACGATACCGCCATAAGGCGCATCAACAGGTTTGGTCTTTACAACCTTCTGTTTGTTACTCTTCGGAGCATCATCAACAGAGAACTTCAGCTGCATTCCAAATTCTCCACGAATAGCAAAGCATTCCTTCTTCAGAGAATCCTCGGTCATATCACCGCAGTTCTCTTTAAGGTTCTCGAACGCCTCAATGCCATCAAGGTCAGAGAACATAGCAAATACAGCGTTTCTCTTTTCCTCGGCCTCGGCAGCTTCGATACTTGCCTTGAATTCTTTCAGAGAAGCAAGCTCGCTCTCTAAAGATGTAATCGTCTCAGAGGCAGTATTGAATTTTTCCTCCATCTCCGCATTCCCCTGAATGGTGCTTTCCATTTTGGAAAATACCTCATTGAGAGAGAAGCTCTGTTCAACATCGCCTTCATCAAAATCTACAACAGCCATTTTCTTACGCTTGCCGGATTCAAAATCAATCTCGAATCTGTCTCCATTTTTGGAATACTTAAATCCATACAGAGCATATCGATTCTCGCAATCAAACGCATATACTTCAGAAGCTTCATGGTCAAAGTCCATAAAACAATATCTGCGTTCTTCGCCCCAAGGTCTCTGCATTTTAACAGACTCGATAGCATTGCGAAGCTCCTTCATCTCTTCTTCGTTCAGAGAGAATGTCTCTTCCTGTCCATCGGCCTGCCCAGAACCATCGTCCGGCTGTTCCTCCGGCTTGTTCTGTTCCTGACCTTCCTGAGACTCATTAGTTTCTGCGTTCTTCATGGCTTCAAACTTTTCAGTAAGTTCTTCTAATGTGAAATCTTCGATAGAGAAATCGAGACTATCAACATCGATGCCATACTTGGCAACCAATTCCATCTTCTCGTCCAATACCTGATTTCCTCCTTCCATCGAATATTTTTGTGGGTGTTTATTGTCAACGTCATCAGACGTATTGACCTGATTATAGGAATCCTTTAAATCCTGCATCATCTTGGATAACTCATTCTTGAAATCCTCCTGAGAGAATGTCAGAGAAGCGCCTTCATAAACCGGCTCGATACCAATCAGGCAAAAAGCATTAAACTCAAAATCATTAACTTCCATGTAGCCGTCTACAATGTTCGCGTCCTTAATCTTGATTTCCATGCTCTGTTCTGTGATGCCGTCCTCTTTAATCTTTGCGTATGCTTCCTGACGTTTCCAGAGAAGTACTTCAGTAAACAAATATTCATGCTCTACGCCGTTCTCGTCTTCTTTAGTTTCGAACCAGTAGTTTGCACTTTCAGGCACTACGCCAACCGGAGTGGTGACGTTCACCATTTTCAGAGAATCGTTCTTATCGCGGACAATCTCAATGTCATGTCCTCCAAGAGAATCAGATTCTCTGTCGTAGTGGCACACCACCGGGCAGTTGTACATAGTAGGAGCGCATCGTTCGAACACCTCTTTGGTGAAAGAACTTTTCTTGCGGTTCCTTCCTGTGTATGCAATCTGCAGTACGCCTTTATCGAAAGACGAGTTCATAGAACATAAGTCGGTTAGAGACGATGCGAATGTAAGATACATGGTCTTATCTTTTCCCATCTCAACCCTCCAAAACAAAAAGCCTCGACGATTACTCGCCGAGGTCGATATCAAAAGTAAGTTTATCCGACAGCATATACTCAGTCAGCTCACCCATGTCGAACGTCATTTTGTCCTTCATCGCAAACGCGAAGATAGATTTCTTCGGGCTGTCCTTGAGAAGAACATAACCGTTGTCGATAAGCTTCTGTTTATCGGATTCACTAAACACGTAAATAATTTGGTTCATCATTGTATCACCTTACCAATCGTCGCCGTCTTCACGATTCTGTTCTCCAGAATCAGTAAGCTCGCCTGTTTCCTTAGTAGGTGCTCCCGGTTCGCCTCCATCTACTTCGCTCGAACTCATCTGAGAAGAACTGATTAAAGGCTTGAACATATTCTGCAATCCAAGAACTTCAGTCTCAAGGAAGCTCATAGAATCAAGTTCTGCCTGCCCAATACCCTGAGATGCAGCGTATGCTGAAATCGTGGGAAGACCGTATGATGCTGCCTTAAGGTAAGCATCACCTGCCTCTTTGGAATTATATGCGCTTATATTCAGGAACTCCACTCGGAAGTTCTTTCCATAAGGCTGAGCCTGAATCAGTCTGTTAATAACATCGCCGATGCTCTTAACAACGCCATATGTCATAGCCTGGTCGTTCTTGATAGCGAGCAACAGTGCGTTAGCTGAAGCCTTCTCATTGTTGAACAGGAGAGAAGAGACTCCTGCTGCCGTGAACAGATTCTGCTCTGCATCAGCAATCGTATCCGTATCTCCAGTGTTAGACTTCTCGAAACTGATCTTATCGATTTTCATCGGCGTAAGAACGGAACCTACTTCCTCGGGAAGAACCGAGTCAAGATTCTGCCAGAACTCCTTTGCCTTTTTATAGTCAAGGAGCCATTCGCCTTCATCATTCATTGGA